TTCTACTATACTTAATCTTCATCAGAAACCATTAATTTCTATCTCAGAAGGAAAGAACGCTCAACTTGCACCAATCGTTAGTAACGGAAGAATTGTTGCAGTTCAAGTTCTGAATGGTGGTTCTGGATACGTATCTACACCAGATTTGATGGTGGAAGATACTTCAACTCCTGGCGGAACTGGTGCTATCCTCAGACCAGTAATTACCAATGAAAAAATTACTGATGTTATTGTAATCAATCAGGGTATTGGATACGATGGTAATTCAACATCAGTTTATATCAAGTCAAGAGGATTTGGTGCTAAGTTTGATACTCGTGTCAGATATCTTGATGTTAATGATGCTGAGAGATTTGCAGCGTTCTCCAGGACACAAACCAAGAAAATCTTCTCAAATCTCTACAAGAATGAGAAGTCTGATTCCTTAGTATATGGAATCTTTGGATATTCTGAAGACCTTGCACAGCAACTGGAACCTCTTGATGGAAATCATTCTCCAATTGTTGGTTGGGCGTATGATGGTAACCCAATCTATGGTCCTTTTGGATATGGTGACCCAGAAAACATTCAATCTGGTGTAAGACTTCTTAAGGTTGGATATGAACTCGATTCAAATTCAGTTCAGGATAGACCTAACTTTACTGCAGGATTCTTCGTTGATGATTACAGATATACTGGTATTGGTGACTTAGACAAGCACAATGGACGTTTCTGTAAGACTCCAGAATTCCCAGATGGAATCTATGCATATTTTGTAGGTGTAACCACAAGTCAAACTTCTCCAAACTTTGAACCACAGTATCCATACTTTGTTGGTAACACTTATCGTTCTGAAGTTCTTGAAGAGAACTTTGTATTAGATCAATCTTTCGACTTTAATAATTCAACTCTTTCCAGAAATACTCTTCCATACAATGTAAATCAAGACCGTGCAGACTATGACTTCATCAATGAAGGGTATGAGTTTGCTGATCAGATTGCTATTGTTGAAGCAGTAACTCAAGGTGATATTGATAGAGTTGATATTGTTGAAGGTGGTATTAACTATAAGATTGGCGATAGAATCAACTTCACTAGTGAAGATACTAACGGTGAAGGTCTAAGAGCAGAAGTATCTGAAATTGTTGGTGCAGCAGTAACATCTCTCAATACAACTCTCGAAACTTATGAGTCTGTTGTCTTTGAATGGATGAACGATAAGCAGGTTGCTGCTTTTGCTGAAAATGGTTTTGACCTTCTTGATAATGATAGTGTATTGGTTAGTGGATTATCTACTTCAGTAGTTTCACTCAACGGAACAGTAAGAATTGGTATTAACAGTGAGACTGTATCCTTAGCAGGAACAATGTCTGCATACGCTTCTACACCTTTCGGTAAGTATGAAGATATTTTCATCTCTAAGCAGTTTGTAAATGTTTCTGCAGGAAACACAATGAGAATTGTGTCTTCTGGTGGTGATGAAGAAGTTACCATTCTTAACGACTTCAAGAACGGTGTAGTAAGAGTTAAGAGACATGGAACAGCAGGCATTGCTCATACTCTTGGATGTAGACTCGAACCATTTGTTGATACAGCAATTCTTCCAGTAAGAACGAAGCAATTCAACTCCAAGCGCAATAATGTCGTATATTTCAACGCACGACAGTCGGTTGGTATAGGAGCAACTGCTGGTGGTTCTGTTACCAAAACTTATAACGTAGGAACTACTCCTGTTTCGGTAACCATTCCATGCCAGCAAATTCATATACCAAATCACCCATTTAAGACTGGACAGAAAGTTAATCTTTCTATGAGCACCAAACCAGGTGTTCTGAATATCATTGTCGGTGATGATGATCAAAATAATAATACATTCAATATTCCTGGAACAGTTTCCGAACTTTATGTTATTGATAAAGGAAGAAACTTCATTGGATTAACAACTCAAGTTGGACTGACTACTGCAGGTAATGGATTGTTCTTCTACAATGAAGGTAGTGATGATAATGAATATCGTTTTGATACGACATTTGAAACTCTGACTGGTGATATCAGCAAGATTACCACTAAGATTAGTTGTGGTTCTACTCACGGTCTTGAAGAAGGTGATACTGTTAAACTGAATGTTGTTCCAAGCACTATTGTTGGTATTGGGACTACAGCAGCTTGCACATTAGAATTCAACGAAGATAAGCAACTTCTGCTAGTCAATCCTATTGGAATTACATCTGCAGCATTTACTCCAAGCACAAATAGAATTACGATTGCAAATCATGGGTATAAGACTGGTGATAAGTTATTCTATGAGTCTGTTGAAGCACCAGGAGGTCTTGTTTCAGACCAGTGCTACTATGTTATCAGAGATACTTCAAACACATTCAGACTTGCTGAAACTCTCTACGAGAGCAATCCATTAACTGAGAAGCAAATTAATATTGTTGGAACAGGTGATACTAATCACAAGTTCTCCCTGGTTAACCCACAAATCAATGTGGTCAGGAATAGTGATCTTCAGTTCAATATGCAAGATACTTCTCTCAATGGATATGAACTTAAGATTTATAGAGAGAATGAATTCATCAATGAATACATCTCTTCCTACGATAGTAGAGATTTCAACGTTGTTGGAGTTGGTTCTGTAGGTATTGGATCTGCTTCTGATGCAAGTCTTACAATCAAGCACTCTGAAAACGTTCCATCCAAACTGTATTATGCACTTGAGAAGGGTGGATATATCAGCACTGCTGATACGAACGTAATCCACTTCTCAGAAATTAATTACGTCAATAGTGAATACAACGGCACATACAATGTATTTGGAGTTGGAACTACAACGTTCAACGTATCTCCATCACAAATGCCTACTGTATTGGACTATGTTCCATCACAGTGTGATACTTTACAATACACAACTAAGTCTTCTACAGCACTTAATGGTTCGATTGGAAATGTTCGTGTTATTTCTAAAGGATTCAACTATGAGAAACTTCCAAAATTCATTGATGTAACTTCTTCGAATGGAAACAATGCTAACATTGTAGCAATCTCAACTTCTATTGGTAGAGTTAAGTCTGTAAGATTCAGAAATATTGGATATGATTATCCATCTGATAAGACACTCAGACCAGAAGCAGTTGTTCCACCACTCGTTAGAATTGATAACTTAGATACTATCAAAGAATTTGATATTAAATTTGCAGGTAGAAGATATCTCAGTGACCCAGATTTGATTCTCTGGAACGACACTACAAATAAAGTAGTTGATACTTCATCTCTTATCGCACATGCTCCAAATGGCGCAATTGCTGAAATCGAACAACTTGCACCTCTTTCTGGATTAGATTCTGAACCACATAGAGTTGTAGCAATTAATAACTCTAATGGTGTTGGTATCGTCTCAATGACGACCAGTCCTTTTGGTATCGCAACCTGCACACTGACAACTCCAATTCTTGGATTCTCAACAGCATTGTTTGCTGCAGGAGACACTGTTTTCGTTGAAGGTATCGAAATGGTTCCAGGTTCTGGAACTGGATATAACTCTGAAGACTATGACTATAAGTTCTTCCAAGTTCTTTCTTACAATGATACCAGTCCAGCAGTCCTGACTTTCAAAGTTGTCGGTGAAGATGGTGTCGGTCTAACTACAAATCCAGGTATTGCAAAAACATTCCAGTCTGGATATGCAACTATTATCAATAAAAATGATTATCCCGACATCGGTGTAATCCAAGAAAGATCTGAATTTGTAGAAAATGAAGCACTGTTTGTAAACACTGGAACTGGATTCTTTAAGACAGATCTTACAGTTGCTCTTGTAAGAGATGACTATATCAAGATTAACGGATCATACAATGTATTAAAGGGCGATAGAATTAAGGGTATCGTTAGTGGAACTATTGCTTCTGTTACTGAAGTTGATCGCAAGAGAGCTAAGTTCAATATTGGATATGCAGGTAAACTTGATATTGGTTGGAGAAATGATATTGGTAAGATTAGTGAAGATTATCAGGTAATTCCAGATAATGATTACTATCAGAATCTCTCATACTCAATTAAGAGTCCTATTACTTGGGATGAGTTCTCATCTCCTGTTAATAGAACGATTCACCCTGCAGGTCTGAAGAACTTTGCTGATGTTGGTATTACTTCTGTAGGTTCTTCCAGAGTTGGTCTTGCAGGTTCTACAACATCCATTGTTGTTCTTGATGTTGTATCTGAAAGAAGAGTTGATACTATTAACAACTTCGATAATGCTATTGATGATGATCCAAGATTGTCTGGAATTACAAGTTTCTTACAGTCCAACTCTCTTCAACTTCAAAATAGAAAACTCACCGACTTTACTGAGTGTAGAACTAATAGAGTTCTTATTCATGATGATATTAGTCCTAAGTTCTCAAGTAGAGGATTCCAGGATACATTTGTAGAGTTAGATACTGTTGGAGAAAACGATAGACATGTAAGATATCTTATTCAAATCACGGATCCAGATAGTGGAGACATTCAAGTCTCTGAGGTAGTCTTCCAATCCACAATTTCAGATACTTTTGTATTTGAGAAGTACTCTGCCGTCAGTAAAGATAAACTTGGAAACTTCCGTGCAAATGTCGAATCTGATGGAACAAGAAGTTTCATCTTTGAACCTATTGATGCATATGATACCGACCATGATATCAAGATTCTGAAGAAATCCTATCTCTTTACTCAAAGTCCAGGAACTTCTGCTGCAAGTGGAACAGAATCGTTTGGTTCAATTGACCTCAGATCTTCCTTCGTATCTGTAGGAAATACACTTGGTATTGCTACTAATACAACTATTGCAGAGTTTGATGTAAATGATTTCAATGGTGCATTTGCAAGTATTGAAATTGATGAGAGATTCGGTACAGATACTGAGTATCTTGAAGTATCTCTTGACTTTGATGGAGACAATACTTACATAAGTGAGTATTATTTTGATACAACCACTCAATCATTCAGTGCATCTCAAACTGGAATTGTTAGTGCAATTTACGATGCAAATGCAGGTATTGTATCTCTGACCGCTTATAACAGTGGAATCTCCTCAACACCATATGATGTTCGCTCAAACATTGTTGGATTTGGAACTACAACTGCTGGTATTGGAACTTATAGATTCCTCCTCAACAGTCAACCAGCAGGAACTGAAAAGAGTGCAAGACTTGAGTCTACAATTGGATTTGGTCCAGGTCCAATCACACTGGGAACATTTAATATCTTCGACATCTCTTCTTCATCGTCGATTGTCCGTGTTTCTATGGGTGAAACATCTGCAATCCACCAGGTCACAGTCATGGCAAATGATCAGGACCTTGAAACCTTTGTTGTCGGTGGTCCTTTCGCTGGTGCTAATACTACTAGTGGATTGGGAACATTCGGAACTACAATCAGTGGAAATGATTACTTCCTGAAGTTCTATCCTGATGCTGGATATGATGTTGAGGCACAGTCTTTCAATGAAGTCTTCTACAGAGAAAGTGATTTTGATAATCAGGCAAATCCACTTGAGTATGGTCCAACAAATCAACTTGTATATCTGTCTGCTTTTGATGGACTCAATGGTCTTAGAGCAAATAGAACTAAGTTCAGATTGACTCACCAAAGTAACCCAATCTATGCAAAGGTCTTTAATCCCGCAGATACTAGTAGCATAGATTATGCTACTGGATTGTTCACATATCCAAATCACTTCTTCAATACGGGAGAAGAATTACTTTACACTCCAAAATCAACTTTCACTGGAGTTGGTCAAACTTCAATGGGTATTGGTCAGACTGCAAATTATGCAGGTATTGTAACCAATAAACTTCCAGAGAAGGTTTATCCAATTGCTGTTACTCCAGATAGTTTCAAACTTTCTACCAAACCTGAATATGCTAGAGCAGGTATCTTTGTAACATTTACAGATGCTGGTCTTGGAAATGCTCACGAACTTGAGTTCACCAAGAAACTTTCTAAGACTGTTATCGCACTTGATGGTATTGTTCAGCAACCAGTTACTTTTACTCCAATTAGTCATACGCTCAACTTTAATAATGGAGGCATTAACGCTGGTATTGCAACGTTTAACATTAGTGGTATTTCATCTATTCAACCAAGAGACCTTCTCAAGATTGATGATGAGTATATGAAAGTTGTTGAAGTTGGTTTCAGTACCAATGTAAACGGACAACTTCTTGGTCCTATCAACGGCATTATCGCTGCTGGAACTGCTGCAACACATCCAACTGTTTCTGTTGTAAGAGGTATTGTTGGAAGTGCTGCTACATCTCACACTGATGGTGCAGAAGTCAGAATACACCGTGGTTCTTTCAATATCGTAGATAACGATCTGTACTTTGTTGACCCTCCAAAGGGTAATAGTAGAGCAAGAAGAGATGAATCTAATCTTCCTTATGTAAGAGCACAATACTCTGGAAGAACTTTCCTGAGGTCTAATTATGAGACCAATATGGTATTTGATGATATCTCTGATAGTTTCAGTGGTATTGGTAAGACATATACTGCTACTGTTGGTGGTGCTAATACTGTTGGTATTGAACCTGGAAATGGAATTCTGTTTATCAACGGAGTATTCCAGACTCCTTCTACTGAGAATAATGCTGGTAACAACTATCTCTTTGAACAGGACACTGCTGCTGGAATCTCTAGCGTAGTATTCACTGGTATTACTTCAACTGATGGTTCTTACATTGAGTCCGAATTTGATATCAATCAAAACCAGATTCCAAGAGGTGGTCTGATTGTTTCCTTAGGTTCTACTCCTGGTCTTGGATATGCACCTCTTGTTGGTGCAAAAGTCAAAGCAGAAAAGAATTCTTCAGGTGCTCTTACTAGTATTGTTGGAATCAATACCTGGACAAGACCAGTTGCAGTTTCTACAGCATCTTACAATCAGTTCTCAGGAATTCTTGAACTGGAAACCTCTGCTCCACACAATCTTAAGAATGGTGATAGAGTCAAACTTGAAGGTCTTGAGTTCAGTTGTGCATCTCAACATGCGGGTGTTACTACAACAACCTTCCCAGATCATGACAGATCTTTTGATATTCTGACTATCGTCAATGCAAATGAACTTACTGTAAATGTTGGACCAAGTTCTATTGCACACGTTTATGAGAATAGTGGTCAAGTCTATGAGCACTTTAGTCTGAACTTTGGTTCTGGTTACAGAGGTCCAGTTTCAATTGCAGTAACTGACCTTGCATATGATCATAAGTTCATAAGATCTGTAACTGGTGGTATAACAGCATCTTCTGGTGGACCATTCACCCCAACTGCAGCAAAGTATACCTCAAGAACTGGTGTCCTTCAATTAACAATCATCAACCATGGTCTTACTACAAGTGATACCATCACAATCGCAGATGATGCATTAATCTTCACTTGCTCTGATGATGATCACTTTACTGAACAGTCATATCCAAGATCAACTGATCCTGCTTCTGGTGCTACTCTTGCAATCACTGCAGTTACCGACAACACAATCACTGTAAATGTTGGACCTGGTGGTGGAGCAGGAACTGGTGCAGTTGTTAGTGCAACTGTTGGTGTTGGTGGAACACTTGCATTTACAATTGATAATCCTGGTTCAGGATACGTTAATCCTGTTATTGAAATTCCAGACCCAGTTTATGAAAACATGGAAGTTGTAGGTGTTTCCAGACTTGGTGTTGGCGCAACTACAGAAACTGGCAAGAATCTTCTTCTCAACCTTTCAGTTGGTGCTGCTGGAACAGCAAATAATAATGTTGGTATTGGATCAACATTGTTCTTGATTGATGAGTTCCAAATTGCTAGAAATGGATATGGATTCAAACCTGGCGATATTCTTGAGGTTGTTGGTCTTGTAACCGCTAAAGATTATACTTCCCCACTTCAACCATTCCAGATTGAAATCACTGAAACCTTCCAAGACTTCTTCTCATCATGGTCATTCGGTGAGATGGATTATATTGATAGCGTCAAGGGTTATCAGAATGGTAGCAGAAAGAGATTCCCACTCTTCTATAATGGTGAACTTCTGAGTTTTGAAATTGATGCAAATGACCCACTTTCTGGTGCAATTGACCTTGATTCTGTTCTTCTGATCTTTATCAACGGTGTTCTTCAAACACCTGGTTATGCATACCAGTTCACTGGTGGAACATCATTCGTATTCCAAGAAGCACCAAAAGAAGACGATAAAGTAGATATCTTCTTCTACATTGGTCAAGAGGGTGTTGATGTTGGTATTACTACTGTTACAGAAACACTGAAAGTTGGTGATGACCTGTTTGTTAAGAAGCATCCATTGTTCCAAGAAACAGTCGATCAACTTACTTCTAGACCTATTGCAGAAATTGCAGGTTCTGATGTAGTTGAAACTCCTGTTTACACTGGTCCTGGTATTGAACAAACAATCTTCAGACCATTTGACTGGACCAAGCAGAAGAAAGATAAGTTCATTAAGGGTGATGTTGTCTACAAGACAAGAGACCAACTTGAACCAAAAATCTTCCCAACAGCAAAAATTATTAAAGATGTAACACCATCTGATACTGAAATCTTTGTTGATAATGCTCAATTCTTTGATTATGATGAAATCATCTATGACTTGAACGTTGGAACATTCAAGTTTGATGCGTTCATGGTTGATCACAGTGAACCAGTATCTGCCGCATTTACTGCAACAGTTTCTGCTGCTGGAACAATCGCATCTATCTCAATTACCGATCCTGGGTCTGGTTACTCTGGTTCTTCGATTGATGTTAAGTTTGCTGCACCTAAAGTTGTAGGTGTTGGTATTGGAACAACTGCCTCTGCAACTGCAACAGTTTCTGCAGCAGGCACTATTACATCAGTCTCTCTCACCAATATTGGACTTGGATATACAACTACAGTTGCACCAAATATAATTGCCGAAATTCCAACTGCTACTTATGAGAGCATTGGAAATGCACAGAACGTCCAAGGATTTACTGGAATCATCACTGGTATCAGTGAGACAACAGGAACTGGTGGTCAAAAGGCAATCAAGTTCAACTTCGTTGGTTTGAAAGATTATGGTGTAGATGGAGAATCCCAAGTTGCATCCGATGTATTGGATCTCCTTGCTGGATATCCAGTAACAATCTTTGATACCAAAGTTGGTAATGGTGCCGTTTCAGTATATGATTCTGATACTGCAATTGTTGGTGTTGGAACTACGTTCCTTGATAACATCTACATTGTTGATTCGATTACAAGTCTTGCTTCTAATGGTGAGATTATTTGTAACGTTACTTCTGGAACTAATCTTTCAGGAATCGCATCAACAGGAAACTTTGATGAAGACTTTGCAGGATTGACTACTTCTCTTGGAACACTTTCTTGGGGAAGAATATATAACTTTGACGAAAGACCTGCAGGTGCGATTGGTGTTGGTGTTAGTGGACTAACAGTTGACTCTGGTCTTTCCACATTCCCAACGATTCAAAGAAGAGGAAACTTCGGTCAAGGTAAAACTGGAGCAGTTCGTTCCAGAAAACCACTTGCTGACGCAAATGCAGTTCTTGATAACGATCTTCCATTCTATTCGTAATAAGCTCCTATAAATACATAAAAAAAGATAACAATGTCCGCACTTGTTACTGATCAATTTAGAATCCTGAATGCCAGTAATTTTGTAGAGTCAGTAGAAGATTCTTCTAACTCATATTATATTACTGTTGGTCTTCCCAACCCAACTATTGTTGGTTACGGGAGGAGCAATACTTGGAATACAAATCCTCCTGCGCCTATTGATAGTTTAGGATATAGAAAGCATTCTGGTGATACTGTCCTGTATGGTAAGAAGGTATCTTCTTCCAACGTGAGAAGATTGGTCAGAAGGATTGACTGGGTTGCTGGTAATCGTTACGAAATGTATCGTGATGATTATAGTGTTCTCAATCCTGCACCATTAACCAATGCATCTAGATTATATGATGCAAATTATTATGTAATTAACTCTGATTTTAGAGTTTATATCTGCATTGAAAATGGTTCTAGTGGTGATAACATCAAAGGAAATGTATCACAGGATGAACCCACTTTCACTGATTTAGAACCATCTAGAGCTGGTGATAGTGGTGATGGATATATTTGGAAGTATCTCTTCACAATTAGTCCTAGTGATATCATCAAATTTGACTCAACAGAATATATCACTGTTCCAAACCAGTGGGAAACAACTAGTGACGCTCAAATCAGAGCAGTTAGAGAAGCAGCAGATTCTTCTATAAATGAAAACCAAATTAAAACGGTTTACATTCAAAAATCTGGTGCAAACTATGCTAATGGTTTGGGTCAAGAGATGAATATCATTGGTGATGGAACTGGTGGAAAAGTAAGAGTTGATGTTGTTGGTGGAAAGATTACTGATACTGTCGTAACTTCTGGTGGAAAAGATTATAGTTATGCGCTCGTTGATTTGGGTGCTATTAACTCAAATACAACTGGAACACCAGCAAACTTAGTTCCAATCATTCCTCCATCAAAAGGACATGGTTTTGATGTATATACTGAGTTAGGAACTGATAAGGTTCTGGTTTATGCACGCTTTGATGATTCTACGAAGGATTTCCCAGTAGATACCAGTTTTGCTCAGGTATCTATTGTTAAGAATCCAACTAAAGTTGGAACAACCCAAGTATATCAAGATAATACTTTTAGTGGATTATCTTCACTTAAATTCTCTACTGTTAATGGAACTCCTAAGGTTGGAGAAAAGATTGAGCAGGTTGTTGATAGTGGTAATGGTAGAGCGTATGGATATGTTGCATCATACGATCAAGAAACAAAGGTCTTGAAGTATTTTCAAGATAGATCATTGTTCTTGAATCAAACAACACTAGATACTCAAGACTACGTAGGTATTTCTACGAGAGGTAAAGTGTATCCCTTTGAATCTTCTGCAGCAGTTATCTCTGGAGAAATTTCATCATTCACTGGTTCTATCGATACTGCATTTGCAGGTATTACTACTAACCCAACAGGAACAAAATTAATCAATCTTGGTGTTGATTTCACAAGTGGCATGGCGGTTCCTGAAATAAATAAAGGGTCTGGGGAAGTTATTTTCCTTGATAACAGAGCAAGTATTGCTAGAAACGCCCGCCAAAAAGAAGACTTAAAAATTATACTGGAATTCTAAAAAATGCCACAGAAGACGAACCTCAATGTAAGTCCTTATTATAACGACTTTGATAAGGACGACAATTTTTACAAAGTTCTATTCAAACCTGGATATCCAGTTCAGGCAAGAGAATTAACTGGTCTTCAGTCAATTTTACAGAACCAGATAGAATCCTTCGGAAGTCATGTCTTCAAAGAAGGTTCTATGGTAATTCCTGGTGGAATTACTTGTGATAATGCCTTTACTACAATTAAAGTCAATCCTGATCATTTGGGTATTGATGTTTCAGTTTATCTGGATGCTATCATTGAAGGAAAGGGCACAAGAGTAAAAGGTTTAACTTCTGAGGTTACTGCTAGAATTAAAGGATATCTTCTCCCTCCTGACGAGGGTGTAGAAGAAATTACTCTATTTGTTAAGTATTCTGATGGTGCTAACGACGGAGAATCTGTAGAATTCCAAAACGGCGAAACTCTTGAACTGCTTGAGAACGTTGTATACGGCAATACAACGCTTGTTCAGGGAGATAGTGTATTTACCCTGGTTAGCACCAATGCACCTGGTACAGGGTATTCTGTGGGTGTTGCAGAAGGTGTCTACTTTGTTAGAGGAACGTTCGTTGATGTTCAGAACTCCTCAATCATTCTTGACCCATATAACAATACACCATCTTTCAGAGTTGGTTTTGATATTGTAGAAGAAATTATTGATGCTGCAGAAGATCCAAGCATCAACGATAATGCAAAAGGATATACAAACTATGCTGCTCCTGGTGCAGATAGATTAAAAATCAGTCTTAAGTTGGCGAAGAAGCAACTTACAGATACTGAAGATACCAACTTTGTTGAGTTGGTTAGAATTGACGAAGGTGAAATCAAAAAGTTACAGAATAAGTCAAACTATAATCTGATTAAGGATTATTTTGCAAAGAGAACTTTTGAAGAGTCTGGCGATTATGCAATTGATAGTTTTGTTGTAGAAGCATCAGAATCTTTAAACAACGAAACTGGAAATGGTGGTTTATTCAGATCTGATGAAGTAACTGACGAAGGAAATACTCCTACCGAAGATTTGATGGCGGTTAAGGTTTCCTCTGGAACCGCTTATGTTAGAGGATATGATGTTGACTTGGTAGGTGCTACAGTTGTTGATGTTCCAAAACCAAGAACTACGAAGACTGTTGATGGATCAGTAATCCCATTCAATATGGGAAGTCTTCTTAGAGTTAATAACGTATCTGGTGTTCCATTCATCAATATTGGTGATACATCTGGTGCAAATACTACAGATGATAACATTATTGAACTCTACAAAGAGAGAAGAAATGGTGCTGGAACTGCCAATATTACTAACCAGGCAACTGCTGGTCTTACAACCAAGATTGGTGAAGCAAGAGTCTATTGGTTTGGTGTAACTGATGATAGTTACAAGGGTGATGCAACCGAATGGGATTTGTATCTCTACGATGTTCAGACTTTTACTGAACTGACTCTTGCAAATACCTATAATCAGACTGCTGTTCCACTTACTTCATTTGTAAGGGGTCTTTCTAGTGGTGCTACTGGTTTCTTAGCAGAATCAAGCAGCAATACTTACAAATTAACCCAGACTTCTGGAACTTTTATTGTTGGTGAGCAAGTAATCATCAATGAAGAGGTTCAATTCCAGACAGGTATTACAGGAATAACTGTATATACAACTGAAGATATCAAAGCAGTATTCCAAGATGCAGATGCTTTGAATAGCAATCTTCAAGAAAACTTTATCGCAAATACAGTTCTTCATGAAGTAGATCTTCCTAAGTTTGCAAAGACTGATCTGATGACTATCAGCGGTTCTGGTGCAACTAGAACTGGCAGAGTTGGTGGAAGATTCTTTAGTGGAGTCACTGGTATCAAACTAGGAAGAACCATTAAGTATCAAAATGGAAGTGCAGATCCAATCTATTGTGATATTAGTGCAATTGCTGCAGATGGAACTAGTATTAGTCTAACTCAACCCGCAGTATCTATTACAGGTGTATATAATAGTACTCATACTAATGGAAAGTATACATTTTCCATGATGGTTCCAAAGATTATTAACTTTGGTTCTACTGGTCTTTATTCTCCACTTCCTGTTGCAAATATTGCATCTGCCGATCTTGCAAGTGCAGATTTAACTATTACTAAGCAGATTACCGGCAAGACAGTATCTGGTTCAAGTCTTGAGATTACTGTTGCTGACGCAATTGATACTTCTGCAGGTATTACTAGTGTATTCTTTGAATCTTTTGATGCTGAAAGATATTCAATTCACTATTCTGATGGAACTACAGACAAATTGACTTCTGGTAAAGCAGTCTTTGGTGCTGGTGGTTCTACAATGACCTTTAATGGTCTTGATAAGACTTCAGACACTAACGTAACTGTTATTGCTACTTTAACTAAGAAGTCTGTTACAAATAAATCCAAAGATTTTATTAGAAGTTCTCAGTTAGAAGTTACTAGAACAAGCAAATCAAAAACATTGAATGGTCTTGTCGCCAGTAAGTGGTTTGGAACCCGAATTGAAGATAGAGAAATTTCACTGAACGTTCCAGACGCAGTAAATGTTCGTGCAGTTTATGAGTCCACAAATAACGATACACCAGTTCTTGATAGCATAACATTTGCAACTGGTTTAGCACTCGATCAAAGTGTAATCATTGGAGAAAAGATTACTGGTAAAGATGGAAGAGCAGTTGGACAAGTTGTTAGTGCAACTGCAACTGAAGTCTTCTATATTCCTAGAAATACTAATTCATTCATTACAGGTGAGATTGTTAAGTTTAGCGATTCTTCCTTAGAATTGATTATTCAAAAAACAACTAAAGGAAGTTATGTCGATTTAACTGCAAACTACAGATTGGATGACGGACACAGACATGAATTCTGCGATTATGCAAGACTGATTAAGAGACCTGGTGCTCCAACTCCAGATAGAAAACTTTTGATTGTTTTTGATAAGTATGCTATTGGTGCAGGAAATAGTGGGGATGTATTCACCGTAAATTCTTATGGTGCAGCAAGATATAAGAGTGATATTCCAACACTTCCAAATGGTATTCGTGCAACAGATTTACTTGACTTTAGACCAAGAGTTAAGGAATTTAATTTAGGTACTAATGCATCTCCATTTGGATACAGCAGCAGACAATATGAATCTACTTACAAATACGTCATCACTCCAGATGAAACTTCTTATGTAGGATATAGTTATTATCTTCCTAGAGTTGATATAGTTTCACTGAATCGTCTTGGGCAGGTTGAAGTTATTCAGGGTGAACCTGCAGACTTCCCACAAGCACCTGTTCTTGCAGATGATGCGATGCAAATCGCAGAAATTTCTTTACCAGCATATCTTTACGACACTGCTAAGGACCCAAGAATTCTTCTGAAAGATAACAGAAGATTCACTATGAGAGATATTGGTGCTCTTGAAGATAGAATTGAAAATCTTGAAGATGTTACCAGTCTTTCAATGCTGGAAATGAATGCTAAGACATTTGCAGTAACTGATGCAAATGGTTTAGATAGATTTAAGAGTGGATTCATCGTTTCTGACTTTAGAGATAAGTCTCTGTCTGATCCACGTTATACTACAATTGATATTGATAAGGACAATGCTACTGCTATTGCTCCTGTTGATTTCTGGTCAATGAGTGCAGAACTTGCATTAGACCCAGGTATTGATCGTAATACTACAGACCTCACTCAAAACTTAAAACTCAAAGATCCTAGCATCCAAAAGACTGGAGATATGCTGACTCTGGCATATACTGAAGTTGATTGGTTAGATCAACCTCATGCTACTAACGTTGAAAATGTAAATCCATTCAATGTTATTGTTTTCCAGGGTGCAGTTCAACTTGATCCTGCTTCTGATAATTGGACTAGAACCATTTACATTGATGACCACAGAACTGAGTCTACTGGTGCTAAGTGGAAGCAAATTGCAAACACTACTAGAAATGTAGATAAGAAAACTGAATACGTCACCTACAAGAAAGGTGGTGGTAGAGGTGAAAGAGGAACTAGAGCATATACTACAACAACAATTACTAAGACAACTACATTTAAACCAAAACTCTTAGGACCTTCTAGAGAGTTTGATTATGTTGAAAATGTAAAAGTAAGTAGTGAAGTAGATCCATGGATGCGTTCCAGAAACGTATTCTTTGCTTCAAATGGATTGAGACCTTTCTCCAAGCATTATCTCTATCTTGATAGTCAAACTGTTGATATTGTTCCTAAACTTTGTGAAATCAGCATGAAGTCTGGCACCTTCACAGTTTATGAAGATGCTGATATTCTTGATAGCAATGATAAAAAAGTTGGATTCATCAGAATTCAAAAACCAAATCACAAGTTTGGTGATACATCGAGACCAGATATTTTCTCTGGATTAGGAGCACCTGCTCTGAACGTTGAGGAATATACTGTCGATCCTTACGACAGAAATAGACCTGCTCCTGGTTCAGGATATTCTCCAACTTCTAAGTTGATTAACTTTGCGGTTAGATGGCTTGCTAATGGTGAAAAGTATTATGGATATGTTGAGAAAGGATTTAAAGTTATAGGAAAAACTTCAGGTGCTGTTGCAGAAATCACCAGAGCAGAATTAATTTCTGATAATTGGGGCGATATCATCGGAACTTTCTTCTTCAGAGATCCAAATAGCAAACCACAACCTGCAATCAGAGTTAAGAGTGGAACTAAGACAGTCAAAATGACTGCAGTTCCACCAAATACTGTCGTTCTTCCTGGTTCAACTGTATTTGCTTCTGAAGCACTTGGATCTTATAGTGGTTCTGGAACTATCTTGACTCAAGAGACAAGCAGAGTTTCTGTTAGAAATCCACCCAGACCAAAGGCAAGAAAGACTGAAGTTGAAGTTAAAGTCAAAGCACCACATAGAGACCCACTTGCACAGTCATTCACTGTTGACGGTCAAGGTGCATTCTTGACTTCATTTGATTTGTATTTCGCGTCTAAGGATCCAGAAGCAAAAGTCTTCATTGAACTTAGAACTATGGAACTTGGAACTCCAACCAGTTTCTTAGTTCAGGATTATACTCAAGTTGCATTGAATCCAAACGATATTAACATCAACGAAGAGAATCCATTCGAACCAGTTCCTACCAGAATTCGTTTTGAATCTCCAGTATTCCTGGAAGCAGATAAAGAATACGCAATCGTCATTCTTTCACCTGCATCTGATAGTTATGAGATGTGGACTGCAACTATGGGTCAAAAGACTGTTAGAACAACAAATCTTCCAGATGTTCAGAACGTTGTTGTTACCAAGCAGTACATTGGCGGTTCTCTGTTTAAGTCTCAGAATGGTACAATTTGGACTCCAAGTCAGTTCCAAGATCTCACCTTCAAACTGTATAAGGCGAAGTTTGTTAAGTCTGGAACTTTAACTTGGTATAACACTGGCATCAGTCCTAAGGGAACCAACAGCGCGACTCCAACTGAAAATCCAATTGAAGGTCTTCCAAGAAAACTTAAGTTGCCTATTACAGGAACACTTAATAATAGTGTTGATCGTGGAACTAAAGTTGTTCAAGGTTCGTCTGGTGCAAATGTTAATGGATTTATTGAGAACTTCGGTGCTGCTGCTTCAGGTGTTGTAATTGATGATGGTGGTATCGGTTATAAGGCATCTCAAACTGGTATTACTGGTGTTGAACTCTTCTCAATTAGTGGAAAGGGAACTGGTGGTGTTGTTACTATCAATACGAACGCTGATGGTCAAGTTTCAAACATAACTTTAACTACAAACGGATCTGGTTATGTTGATGGTGAAATGGTTGGTATTGTGACTTCAACCATTGGTAGTACCGCTGCAACTAGAATTGGAACTGGTGGTAAATTTACCATCAATTCGGTTTCGGGAACACCAGACACTCTGTATCTGACCGATGTTCAGGGCGAAAACTTCACCAACACTTCGGACATTTTCTTCTATACCGATGCTGCTGATGAATCCACAAGGACTGACTCTGGTGTTAATGCAAGTGCAGATTCTACACTGATTGCTGATAAGTTCTCTGGTAATGTATTCCGCGTCAAGCAGTTTAACCATGCACACCATGGCGCTAACAACAAGATTAAGATTGTCGATGTCTTACCAGACACAACCACAACTCAAACAACTACTCAGTTGACTGAGAATGGAACTACTGTTTCTGTTGCAAGCACCACAATCTTCTCAACCTTTGAAGGAATTACAACTTCTAGAGGTTATGCTCTTATTGGTAATGAGATTGTTAGATACAACGGTATTGCTGCTGGATCTAATGGTGCAGGAACTTTAACTATTGATGGTAGAGCACTGAACGAATCTGCTAAGATTTCTCATGATGTTAATACCACTATTCAACCATACATGGTTAATGGTGTTTCATTGACTAGAATCAATAACACTCACGACATTCCTTCAACCTACTATATTGATAATAATTCAAATATTGATACTTATTTCCTTGAGTTTGATAGAACCTTTACACCAGGTCCTGCAGATAGATCTTCTGGATCTACACTTCTGAGTTTCGCTGCTGAGAAAGGATTTGGTGGAAATACAGTTGGTATTTCCCAGAACTATCAGTTTAGTTCTCTTGAACCAATGTTTAATGTTATTACTCCAGGTAAAGGAACTAAGGTAACTTCTAACCTCAGAACTATTTCTGGAACAAGTGCAGGTGGAACTGAACAGTCATTCATCGACAAAGGATTTGAACCAGTAACTCTTAATAAAGTTATTCAATTCCAGACACCTAGAATGGTTGCATCCGAGGTTAATGAAACTGCAAGACTTACAACCATGCCTGATAATAAGTCACTCACATTAAGAGTTGACTTTGAAACTGAGAATGAGGATCTCTCACCAATGATGGATACTCAGAACGCAACATTTGTTCTTGGTAGAAACAAATCAAATAGTCCAATCAGTGACTATGCTTCTGATCCTAGAAGCAATGATGTTGATGGTGATCCTCATGGTGCAGTCTTTGTTACTAAGGGTATTTCACTTTCGAAACCAGCAACCAGTTTGAAAGTTATTGTTGCTGCTAATAGACAAGAAGATGCAGACTTTAGAGTTTACTATCAATTGTTTAAAGCAGATTCTAGTAATGTTGAACAAAAGTTCATTGCATTCCCTGGATATGATAACTTAATTGATACTGATGGTGATGGATTTGGAGATAGAGTTGTTGATCCTAATAAGAATAGTGGTAGAGCAGATGCCTATGTTGCACCAAATCTGAACGATCCAAATGCATATTCGGAATATCAGTTCTCTGTCGATAATGTTGATCAATTTACTGCTTTTGCAATTAAGATTGTTCTTTCATCGACAAATGAATCAACACCTGTTAAACTGAAAGATTTCAGAGCAATCGCTCTTGCTTGATATGGACAAAGAAGATCTAATTCCTGTTGAAGGGCATACCCATCTTTTTAGAGATAAAAATACAGGAGCTATCATTAATACTGATAGTTCTGGTTATGCCCAATATCAAAAATTGAAACAACGGAGGCAGACAGAACGGGAAGAACTTGATACACTTAAGAAGGATATTGAAGAAATCAAATCTTTACTAAAGGAGCTTACTAATGGACCCAGATGACATAAAACTTGGAGCACTTTCCAAGCAATTTGCTTATCAGAAACTTGCAAATGAAATTGATGGTTGCGATTCTGTGAGTATGTTGAAAGACATTGCAAAGTCATATGCAAAACTTTACCTCAAGCAACAAGAAGTTGTGGGCACTTTGGGACTTGAAGGAATATAAATAATTCCTAGATTCCT